AGTTTCAAAGATATTTATATGTGATATGTTAAAAAGAATACCAAAATCGGATATTAGTATAAGGCCTTTTAAGGCTTATAAAGAGTGGGATAGAACAACATCAAATGCTTCTGTTTTTGAAGCAGAAAATGTTTTATATTCTAATAGTACTACCGAATCCGTGTCCGAAGGATATTTAAGTGGTTCTCTATATAATAAAGCATCGGTTTATGGTCAACTTAGAGGTCAATTTTATAATGGTTTAGAAGATAATCCATTTATGAGATTTGGTTCTAAAAAAAATTACTATGAAACTGCTACATTAGCAAAGGAAAGATATTTAGAATCTTACGCAAAAGTTATTAGTATTCCACAAATCGCAGTAGGCGAAGGTATAAAAAAGTTTTCAGTTACATTGATTGATTCATCTGCAACATATGTGGATGATGGGTATGGTAATATACAAGACCCAAGAGATAGTATAATCGTATCACTAATTGATAATTATACAAATGAGGTAAACTTTATAGATTATACTAATATCGAATATAGTGCTTCATCTCCAAATGTACCAACTGTATTCGTTGATATTCAAAATGAAGAAATAGAAATCGTATATCAAGGTGATACATATTTTCAACAATTAATATCATATGATGTCCAATCCGGTGTATTGATTGCAGATGATTTACCATTCTTACCAGATGCAGCACAGGGAATAAAAATAGGTAATGTATTCTATACGCAAGGTTTAATAGTATTGACAAGAGATGCGGCAAGTAGATTAAATAGTGGTTGGACTTTAGATTATAAATCAACTGAAACCATTTACGAAAACGAATTCTTATTAATAGTTCAGCCCGATGAATTTAACGTTTCACAAAACCCATCAGCAGTAGAAGTTGTTGGAGCAGAAACTTCTACATATGTAGATAGTAATGGTATAGTTAGAAAAGTAACAACAAACCCTGGCGTAAAATACATTCGTAAAAAATCCGTACTAGAAAACGGAGATATTTTGGATTATAGATTTAGTGGAACTACCGGAAGTGTTAAAGCAGGATTTGAACATTGGGAAGCTAGTGGTTCAGTAGATTCAACAGGTTCATTCTTAGCACCATTTATTACAACAATAGGATTATATGATGATAATTGTGATTTGGTAGCTGTGGCTAAACTCCCACAACCAATTAAATCAGACCCAGAATTACCTGTAAACTTTATTGTTCGTTTTGATACTTAACTTATATTTATATTAAACAATAGAAACTATGTCAAAGATTTTAGATTTATACAATGCACAAAAAGCAGCACTTGGTGTTGATAAAATTTCATTTGATGCGGGTGTTAATGCAAAGACTCCATATAGCACAAATGATTTAAAAAAAGTAGATGACCAAATTTTAACTGCTGCAAAATTTAAAACAGGCAGAGGAGGAGAAGTAGCATCTTCACCAAAGTACTCTGATTCTGCAAAGAAATAATCATTTAATGGCTAAAAAAGTTACAAAAAAGAACAACTCTAAATGGGTTGCTAAAAAGTATGGGTTCAAATCCGGTCTTGAAGAAAATATTTCCAATCAAATTGCTAGTAGAGGAATTGAGGTTAAATATGAATCCGAAAAGGTGGCTTATATTATACCTGCTTCTGAACATACTTACAATCCTGATTTTAAGTTACCAAATGGAATTATTATAGAAACTAAAGGTAGATTTGTTATAGCAGATAGAAAGAAACACCTATTAGTTAAACAACAACATCCAGAACTGGATATCAGATTTGTTTTTACAAACTCTAAGAATAAAATCAACAAAAAATCCAAAACCACATACGCAGATTGGTGTGAAAAGAATGGTTATAAGTACGCAGATAAAGAAATACCCGAAGAATGGTTTTTAGAACCATAAAAATTTGGTAATTTCAAATATTTGTCGTATATTTGGTTTGTGTTAAGTAGCAATGATAAAAATAAGGTAATTACTGCCCTTACTAATGTATTGGGCAACGGCGTAACCCTAAAAGGTAACGAAATTGCATATTACTGTCCATTTTGTAATCATCACAAACCCAAATTGCAGGTAAATACCGAAACCCAAAAATGGCATTGTTGGACTTGTAATAGTGGTGGTAAGAAATTGACATCACTTCTTCGTAAATTAGATGTAGATAGAAAAACTATATCCGTAATCAGAGAAATATACGGAGATAGTAATTGGACACCTCAGCAAGAAGATGCCGAAACAAAGGTATTTATTTCACTCCCAAAAGAATTTATTAGTTTAGCTGAAGAACCAAAGGGATTTAATCCTGAATATAAACACGCTTTATATTATCTAACACAAAGAGGGATTGGTATAAAAGATATTATAAAATACAATATTGGATATTGTAAAGAAGGATTATACTCACGAAGAGTAATTATACCATCATATAATTCAGATGGTTCGTTAAATTATTTTATTTCTCGTTCTTATTACCCAGAAGAGAAGATGAAGTATAAAAATCCACCAATTAGTAAAAATATTATTTGCTTAGAATCACAAATAAATTGGAATGAGCCAATTATATTATGTGAAGGTGTATTTGATGCAATTACAATTAAAAGAAATGCTATTCCATTGTTAGGTAAATTTCCATCCAAACAATTGGTGGAAAAAATCTTTATGAGTGGTGTTAGTGATATTGTTATTTCATTAGATAATGATGCAATTAATGAAGCATTGAAAGCAGCTGATTATTTTAGAAAGAATGGAATAAATGTTAAAATGATGTATCTAAAAGATAAAGATGCATCTGAAATGGGTTATGAAAGATTTTATGAAGAACTAAAGAAAACTAAAGAGTTTTCATCAGAAGATTTATTATTAAACAAAATAAATTCATTATGAGTTTAAAAAGAATTTACCATATTGCGGATATTCATATTCGTAACGTACAAAGACACAAAGAGTATAGACAAGTGTTTGAAAAGATGTTTGAAGAAATTCGTAAAAGAGGTACGGAAGATTCAATCATTTATTTAGCAGGTGATATTGCACATGCTAAATTGGAATTATCTCCTGAATTGGTTAGAGAGATTAGTTGGCTATTTACGGAATGTTCTAAACATTGTGAAACAATTCTTATTGCAGGTAATCACGATTGTAATATGAATAACTCCGATAGGTTAGATGTTTTATCGCCTATTGTAGATGCTTTAAATCTAACAAATTTTCATTATCTTAAAGATACGCAAGTATATTCCATTGGTGGCGTAGATTTCGCTGTATTCAGTATTTTTGATAAAAAAGAAAACTGGCCTAAAGCAGATACATTATTCGGAAATAAAAAGATTGCATTATTCCACGGACCTGTTGATAATTCACAAACGGATGTAGGTTATGTAGTAAGTAGTAGACATTTTACAACGGATATGTTTGATGGATATCATTTAGCATTATTGGGTGATATTCACAAAAGACAAACTATGATTTCTCCAAGTGGTTGTAAAGTAGTTTACGCCGGCTCATTAGTACAACAAAACTTTGGTGAGAGTTTAAACGGACATGGACTCTTAGTTTGGGATGTACCATCATTGAAATATGAAGCAATTGATATTCCAAATGATTATGGTTATTATACATTAGATGTAGATAATGGAGTAGTGCCTGTTGTAACGGATATGCCAAAGTATCCGAGATTGAGAGTACGTTTATCTAATACTGATACGGCTGATACCAAAAAGGTGATGACCGAAATAAAAATGAGATACGGAGTTGATGATTTCACAATTATCAGAACCGATTCATTTAACAAACAAAAGACAGGAAATAGATTAAACAAATTAGATTTCGAAGATATAACCGATATTAATTACCAAAATACATTAGTAAGAGATTATATCCAAAGAATGATGCCCTTTACAACTGATGCGGACTTAGATGCATTAGAAGTAATCAACACGGACATAAATAATAGAATAGTACAAGAGGAAGTACATAGAAACATACATTGGAAACCAATCAAATTCACATTCAGTAATATGTTCTCTTATGGTGAGAACAATAAAATTGATTTTGCTAAGGTAGGTGGATTGATGGGATTATTCGCACCAAATGCTAGTGGTAAATCATCACTATTTGATGCTATATCGTTTTGTTTATTCGATAAGTGTAGTAGAGCATTCAAAGCTACCCACATTATGAATAATCGTAAATCCGATTTTCAATGTCAACTAC